GCGAACCACAGCCGCCGCATCGAGCGGGTGAAGTCCTCCGCCGCCGTCGCATCCGCCTTCGCGATCGTGAAGCCCAGCCGGCGGGCCTCCTCCCGCAGCGCCGCGATGCCGTCCGTCCCGGCGCGGAACATCGGCAGCAGGTTCGTCCCCGTCCGCCCAAACAACGACATGGCGACGCCGACCTTGCGCGTGTCGTCGGAGAGCCCAGACATGCGGTCGGCCAAGAGCATGAACTGCTCCTCCGGCGAGAGGTCCTTCAGGTCCTGGAACGTCAGGTTCAGGTCGGCCAGGGCCTCGACGGCCAGCAGGCTGCCGCGCTCCGCGTCGTAGATGCTCCGCTGCATCTTGCGGAAGGCGTTCTCCAGCGTCTCGAAGTTCGTCCCCGTCTGCGTGGCCACGAAGGCCAGCTCGGAGAGGGCCTCGACGCTGACACCGGTCCGCTTGGACACCTTGGCCACATTGTCGCCCATCGAGCTGAATAGCTTGGCCGCCCCGGCCAGGGGCGCCAGGACCGCCCCGCTGGCCAGCATGAGCTGGCGGCCCATGGCGCCGACGGAGGCGCCCCACGCCTTCAGCTTCGCCGACGCCGTCCGCAGGCCGCGGATGAGCCGGCTGCTATCGGCGAACAACTCGACGTAGGCGCGACCGGCACGGACAGCTCCGGCCTTGCTCGTCGGCATGACAGACCCCCTCGATCAGGTCAGCGCAGCGGCTGGACGGTCAGCTTGGTCCCTGCGACCTCGCGGCAGTGGGCCGCGACGGCGTCCGCGCCCAGGACGCGGCGGGCCTCCGTCAGGCGGATCGTCACGATCTCCAGCAGCCGCTTGCCGGCGGCCCGCGCCAGGCCCGGCAGGTCGGCGATCTCGGTCGTCCGCGTCGGAACCAGAGCCGCGACGAACGCCTCGCCGGCGGCCTTGCCGTCCGCCCGCGCCTCGAGCGCCGCCCGGACATCGGCCGCGACGGCCTTCTCCTCGTCGGACAGCTCGTGGAGCTGCCGGCGCAGCGCCCCCAGCCTGTCGATCCGCGACGCCAACTCCGCTCGCGTCAGTTTCGCCATCGTCCCCGTCTCCCCGTCTCTGGCGGCCCCGTCCGTGCGGACAGCGCGGCGGGCCGCGTCCATCGCTCGCCGGAAGCCGGCGGCGTCCAGTCGCGTCCAGGCGACGGCGTAGCCCCAGGCCATGGCCGGCTCACTCGGCGGGCGACGCGGCCTTGGCGATGCCGGCACGGATGGCGCATGCCTGCACTGCGACCCAGACGGCCGTCAGCAGGTCCATCGTGTCGATCGAGCCGTCCGCCCAGGCGACGATCGCGCCGAGCAGGCCGATCGCGGCGGTCAGGTACGCCTTCTTCCCCTTCAGCCAGTCGCGCGCCTTCCCCATGTCCAGCCCCCTTGCGTGCGAAGCGCCACCCGGCTCCGCTCCGCGTCGCCGTGGTGACCCGACGGCGATCGCCGTCGGGTCAAAGCCCCACCAGGGCCGCCAGGATCGTCACGATCGCCGGCGCCAGGCGGAGCAGCAGCTCATTGCGCACCTGCTCGCGGACGCGCTGGTACGCCGCGACGGACTCCCAGCGGGCGGTGTTGGCGACCACCTGCGCCAGCCACTCGGCGTCGGTCAGCCGAGCGTCCAGCTCCGCGGCGGCCTCCAGGTCACCCGCCATCAGCCGGCGGAGGTACTGCCAGGCGTCCTCGGCCGCTAGCTCGAACAGACGCGGCCCGTACTGCGCGATCAGCGCCGCCGCGGCCTGCCGCTGCGCCAGCGGGATCCGGGCCAGTAGGTCGTGGACGCGAGTGTCGGTGTCTGTCATGGCCTAGCCTCCCCCGCCGGCTGGCTCCGGCGTCGACGCCTCGCCCGGCAGGGCCGGACCCCATGCATCCTCCAGCCGGGCCGCCCGCACGAAGAAGCGCCACTGCTTGTAGTTCTCGGCCAGGTAGGCCCGCACCCAGGACGACGAGTCCAGGTCACGCTCGGCGCGGACAGCTGCCTGGTGGGCGTCCATCGCGGACCGCTCGGCCGCCGTCAGGGCCTCGCCCCGCAGGCTCACGTTGCCGCACCCCGGCGCTCCGACGCCGACGCTGACGAGCAGCAGGACCATCATGCAGAGCAGCAGCACGCGCCCCATCCCGTTGCCGATCATCGCTTCGCTCCTCTCCGGCGCTTGGCGCCGGTGAACATGGCCTTCAGGTCACGCAGCTCCGTCGTCCGCCGGGTCGACGGCGCCCTGGCATACGGATCGAAGTCCGATGGCCTGTACGGCCGCGGCCGGCGCTTCGGGTCGCGGTTGACGTTGGCGATCATCGCGAGCAGCGCGGCCGTCCTCGCCCACTCGGCCCGGCCGCGGCCCTCGGCCATCGCCACCAGCTCCCGGATTGTCAGGGGGCCGGGGTCGACGCCGACGGTCCCGGCGAGCTCGTAGAGGACTCGCCAGGCGTCTCCGCCATCGCGGCCTCGACCTCGGCCTCCAGGTCCAGCCGGTCGATCCTCGTCTCGATCCGCCGCACCGCCAGGTCCACGAACCGCGCCTGCTTTGCGATCGCGGCGGACTGGTCGGTCCGGCGGATCTGGCGGAAAAAATCCGCCAGCTCCGCGAAGAACGCCCCCACGGCCGCCTCGACGGCCTCGCCGCCCAGGGCGGCGCCGAACTGCTCGTCGGTCACGCCCGCCGCGTCGGCCTGCGGCTGGAGGATCGCGTAGACGACATCGCAGAGCAGCACGACGTCGGTCCCCAGCCGGCTGATGAGCGGCGGCGTGCCGGACGACAGGTCCAGCAGGTCCACGCCCAGCAGCCCCTTGACCCGCTTGACGGCCGCGATCGTCAGCGACAGGGACCACGCCCGTCCGGTGTTGTCTGTGAAGCTCCGCATGACTCCCCTATCGGCAGGCGCGAGGCGTCAGGCGTCAGGTGCCCACCTCGACCCACTCGTCGAACGCCGAAAGCTTGGCCGTCACGCTGACGGTGATCCCCTCCTCCAGCGCCTCGTTGCGGCTGAACGAGGTGATCGCGAACGAGCCCTTCGGGCCCTGGGCCCCGGCCGTCTCGCGGTCCTGGTCCAGGACGGCCAGCTCGATCAGCGTGCCGGCCAGATAGGCGTCCTTGAGGGCCTCGAACGCCGAGTCGCCGGGCTTCCAGACCATCTCGAAGTCCACGCTGCACTCCCGCAGCGTGGCGGCCGTCGCCCGCCAGCCCGAGTTGGCGCGGGTGGTCACGTCGGCCTCGCCGGCCTCCAGGTTGACCGTCACGTCGCGGACATTGTCCAGCTCGGTCATGGCGGCCAGCTCGGCGGCCGCCGAGCCCCAGTACATGACCGCGTCCATCCCCAGTTGGTAGTTCTCCGGCATGGTCTATTCCTCTCCTGTCGTGTCAGCCACGGATGCTGTCTCGCCACATCGCCGGCAGCCCCGGCAGCTCGGCCTGGAAGGCCGGCCCCATGAACGGCCGCGGCTGGTACCGCAGCGTCTGCCCGCGCCGCACGAACGTCCGCTCGCCCGTCCAAAGCTCCACCGGCCGGCTGTAGGTCGCGAGGGCCGTGCCGCCCTCCTCCAGCAGCGGCGGGGCCTCGGCGGTCCCGCGAAACGGCGTCGGTCCGATCACCACGCTGCGGACGGCCGGGTCGTAGGCAAAGAAGATCAGCCGCTTCAGGTGCCCCGCATGACTGCTGGGCGGTGCGCCGGGCTTGCTCACCGCCCTGCGCCTACGGATGCTCGACCGCGAGCGGGTCCGGACGAAGGCCCCGAACTGGCTCAGGACCTTGCGCGTGCTGGCGTCGGCCGCCCGCATCACGGCGGGCGAGTCGAAGAACGTCGCCTTGGGGACCATCGAGACCATCAGCTCACCACCCGCAGCGTTAGGGTCAGAACGCTGCTGAAGGTCCGCAGCTCCGCCAGGTGCTCCGGCGAGTAGATCGGGACGTTCTCCGTCCGCACCCACAGCGCCACGCCCCCGCCGGCCAGCTCGAACCGCCGCCGGCCCCGCAGGTACTCGGCGATCTCCTCTGTCAGGCCCACCAGGGCGTCAATCTCCGCATTGCTCGCCCAGGCGAGCTTCTGCTGCACGGCCACATCGACCTGCACGTCCCGCTGGGCCTCGACGCGGCTCGCCAGGGACAACTCGATCCCGCGCGGCACGACCGTCACGCGCAGCTCCGCCAGGTCCGCCAGCTCGTAGGTCGGGACGTAGGCCCTCGCGGCGGTGAAGTCCGCCGACCACTCGGCGCCGCGCTCCTCGGCCGGCAGGTTCAGGGCCGCCACGATCGCGTCCGCGATGTCCGGGATCAGGGCCATCCGTCACGCCTCCGGGGCCAACAGCCCCTTGTTGACGGTCAGCCGCCCGGCGGCCAGCCGCAGGACCGTCTCGGCCGCCGTGGTCACGACGAACTGGACGACGTAGTTCCGCTGCCTCGCCGGCGGACGGGGCGCCATGGCCGCCGTCTCGGCGGCCGTCAGGTCCGCGGCCAGGCGGACGGTCGTCCCGTCCACCTCGATCGTCGCCTCGACCTCCAGCTCCGACGTCGCCGTCGCGTCCGCGGCATAGTCGGCCGACTGCATCAGGCGCAGGACGGCC